TGCAATCCTGCTGTTACCTGTTGGACAATGGATAGACTACAAAAAAGATTGCAAAAAGTACGGAAAAGAGCAGGCGGACGAAATATGGAGAAGAATGAGGTGAGGAAAAATGATTAATACGATTACAATCATTTGCGAAATATCGGCATTTGTATTCGGATTTTGTCTTGGGTATAAGACAGGAAAGGGGTGAGCAGGAATGAACATGGATGACACAATCCGCAAAGCAATATTTCACCTGAGAACGGCAGGAGAGGTCACATGGAATGATTTCCTGCCCGGTGCAGGCGATCAATATACTCTTTGGTACTACGCAGAACGTAGGCAGTATATCCTGCGTGACATTATGACAGATGCACATTATTTTATTGAGGCGAGAAGCCCAATAGAAGCATACAAGAAATACAAAAAGCGGATGGAAGAAGCTATGAAAGCAGGATCATATCAGGAAGAAGAGGAGTGGTGAGCAGGAATGACATTATTAGACATACTAAAACTTATTCAAAATGATTATTTTCCCCCGGTCATGGAGTTAAAAAACGGGGAGCCGGACGGCATAGACACAAGACCACAATCTGTGTTCGAGGTCACGATATGCTTTATGTGCGAGGAAGAAACGTGGCTGACTTGCAACATTCAGAACGAGATTCTGATTCCGTGGTATGAGTGTGAGGTGGAATCTATACAGCCGGACGACAGGAACGGAAATGCAATCTGCGTATGGCTTAAAGACGAGGAATACCTGAGACAAAGGTTTTGGAATTGCTTTGAAACCGTTGAAAAGGAAGGTGATTGAAAGTTAGGTGAGCAGGAAACGAACCGTTCGGAATTTCCGAACAACTGAACCTCCCGACACTAATGTCGGGAACATGAAAGGAGAACAGGAATGATTCAGATTAACATGGATATGCCAAAAGATTGCGATGTGTGTAAGTTTAGACAACTGAGAGGACGAGATTGCTTTTTGAACCCGGAAAGCAACGAATACATGACTTGGAAAGAACAGTATGAACACTGTCCGTTGATTGATGTAAAGGATGGTGACAGCGAATGAAAACAGCAATAGCAAAACCTTTATCAGTTGTAATAATTATCATATCCTTCATTGTGATTTTTTTCAGCCGTAACGAAATAGTGGATTCTATAAGCGCATTTATGTTTCTTGTGGGAACGATTGTGCTATTGGCAACAACGATCATTGATATGGTGAAAGGCGGTGCAGAATGAGACTTGTATACGCATTATTCGCATTTCTTATTTGGACGATGATCATGAGCCAGACGCAAGGTGTGTCACTTGATGTTCAGTGTTTGTCGTTTGCAATTGTGATTGCCGGAGCGATGGCAGGAGGTGACTGAAGCATGAAACAGGTACAGGAGGAACATCTCTGCCGGGACATCCGCAGGATAGCACAGGGAATCGAGAGGATTGCCGGCGCGCTTGAGAAGCTGGCAGTCAAAAACGGGAGTATCGATGCACTGAAAGAGCGGGCTGAGAGACATGAGGACGACCTGAAATGAGCAATACCAAACTGCTGTATGAGTTACCAAAGCTCCGCTACCAGATACGGCTCCTGCAGAGCCAGATAGACGACCTGAGGCTGCAGGCTGAATGTGTCGGGTCTGTGAGACCAAAGGAACATGTGCAGACATCGCCTGACCTGTCAGCAAGGTTTGAGGATACAATCGCTGAGCGGGCAGAGCTGGAGGAGAAGCACAGGGAGCTGTGTGAGACGTACTACGAAAAAGCTGAGATTGTGCAGGCGATGATAACACGGCTGCACGACCCGGAGCTGGACGCGGAGAAGATGTACCGGATCCGGATGATTCTGACCCTGCGGTATATCTTTGATCAGGACTGGAAGCACATAGCAATCCAAATGGGGACATCGCTGAGGCATACCCACCGCCTGAAAAGCATAGGACTGGATATGATAGACGCCCTTGACGATGTCACTCGCGTCTGCTAAAATTGCTATGATAGAAAAAGTGTCAGAAAACTCTATCACAAAAGGCATCCTTAACCGGGTGCCTTTTTTCGTGCGATCAATCAGCGGATTGCCAGAGCCTGCGGTTTTTGCAAATTTTCCCGTCATAGCCTTCCCTCCTTTCGCGTTCTGTTTGTCAGCTGTAGTGGTCAGTCTGTGAAGGTAAGGCTCTGGTATTGCACCGCGTTTTGGAGACATATATGATCTGGAAACGCTGTCCTCGATGTGGGAAACGTATCCCCGAAGGGACCCAGTGTGAGGACTGTAAGCGCAAGAGGGATAAAGCCCGGGACCGCTACTACGATAAGCACATCCGAAACAAGGACGCGAAATCTTATTACGCATCTGAGGAATGGAGGATAGCAAGGGAGCTGGCACTGGACAGGGCTGATGGTATCTGCCAGTGGACGCTGGCGACTGAGGGAAGAGTCGAGGCTGCCGAGGATGTCCACCACATCATACCCCTGAGAGAGGACTGGGATAGACGGTCCGACCCCGGAAACCTGATCGCGCTGTCGCATTCGTCGCACGCGCACATAGAGTATATATATAAGCATGGTGAGCGTGAGAAAATTCAGAAAAAACTTTTTGAAATCGTAAAATTATCAGGCAGCTAACCCCGAGGGGACCTGAAATTGTTTGCTCCAAACTGCCAGGACCGCGTGACCCAGATTAGATTTTGCAAAAATCCCATTATTTTTCATTCAGTCAGAAAGGAGGCGGGTTATGCCGAGATCTCGGAAGGTTGTCTCCCTGCAGACACGACATAACACAAAGGCCGAAACGGAAGCCCGCCGCCGGGAAGAGACGATGGTTGCTCTTCCCTCCGATCAGCTGGTCTCTCCCCCGTCCTATCTGAAGGGGAAGGAAGCCCGGCGTGAATGGCGCCGGGTTGTCCCTCTCCTGGAACAGATCGGAGTGTTCGGCAATCTTGATAAATCAAACCTTGCAGCGTATTGCTACAACTACGGAGAATGGGTGGAGCTGATCAGGAAACGGTCCGCTCTCTCCATCTCTGACCCGGAGGATTATAAAATCCTCCAGGCAATCGACAAGCAGATCAAGGTCTACGAGGACCAGTTCAGACGCTTCGGCTCTGCGTGCGGTATGGATCCGTCTGGCCGCTTAAAGGCTGCAGCCAAGCAGACGCAGACCGAGCAGGAAACCATCGAGGCGAGGTTCGGCGCGATTTGAGCGATATGATTGATGTCCCGGAGTATCTCACCGAGATCCACGGTAAGACCACGCTGGAACAGATCACTTACTACGCCAGGGCCTGTATCGCAGACCCAAAGCATAACAACAAGAAACACATCTGGGCATGTCGGCGCCTTCTGGATGACCTGAAAAGGTCTGAAGACGCGGCGTGCCCTTTTTACTGGGATGAAAACGAGGCCCAGAACATCGTAGAGTGGTTCTCCCTCCTGAGGCACAGCAAAGGAGTCCTGTCAGGCCAGCCTATCATTCTCACCCCCTGGCAGCGCTTCCGGCTGTGCCAGCTCTATGGATGGCGCCGGAAAGAGAACGGGCGGAGACGGTTTAGGAAGAGCTTTACGCAGGTGGGCAGGAAGAACTCCAAATCACAAGAGCTTGCCGGTGTTTCCCTGTATGAAATCTCTGTTACAGCTGTAAAGAATGGTGAGGTTGATGAGGCTTACACGGCCGGCACCAAAAGGGACCAGTCAAAAATCGTGTTTACAGAGGCCGGTCTCATGCTCCGGGGCTCTCCCCTGTTCGGTAAATTCAAAGTCAACAAGAACAATATCATCCATCTTGCCACCAAGTCGCAGATTACTCCCCTGTGTAAGGATGACGGCAAGAATGGAGACGGCACCAACCCTGCTTTGTTGGTCATCGATAGACGTACTTGTCGATGTAAAACCGGGATGTATCGGTGAAGCCTAAAGCCTGACGGCCATGGTAATACCGAGGGCACGACAATCAATCGTGTCCGTAACGACTACGGGATGAGCGTTAAGAGAGCAATAATTCCCGCACGAGCTCCCGGCACGGTTTCGTGAAAATATAGTCTGACCTTGCAGGAAACTGTAAGAAGCCCGGGATAAAGAGCCCGGACGATAACAGCTGGAGTACCATCAACACAAAACAACTGAATTTTATGACTTAGCACTGGGCTCCAACACCAAAGAGCCCCTGCTGATGATCATCACGACAGCCGGCATGGACCTGACCTTCCCCTGCTACGTGCAGGAGTACAGCTATTGTTCGGATGTTCTGAATCCGGATGTTGATATCCAGAACGATGAATACCTGATAGATATTCTGGAACTTGACCCGGAAGACTATAAGGACCTGTCCAATATTGCGGATGAGGAGCTCTGGTTCAAGGCAAATCCCATCCGCATGACCTATAAAGACGGTCAGGAGAAGATCCGGGGCGACTATGAAGTCGCCAAACAGATCCCGGAGAAGATGATCGCCTTCCTCACCAAGATGCTGGACATCTGGGTGCAGGCCAAGGAAAACGGCTACATGAACATGGCCAAATGGAAGGCCTGCGAGGTGGAGCCGGACCAGCTTCCTGACACAAAGCACTGGCCGGTCTACGTCGGCTTTGATATGTCTTCCAAAATCGACCTGACATCCGTGGCCTTTGTCCTGCCGTTTGAAACACCGGAGCGGGATGAGGTCGGAAAGCCGGTCGTCAAATACATCCTCTATTCTCACTCATTCATCCCTTCCCGGGAGAAGCTGATGGAGCATGTTGTCGTTGACAAAGCTCCATATGACGCCTGGGAACAGCAGGGATTTATAACCATCACCGATACCCCAATCGTGGACCAGTCAGCTGTTATGCGCTACGTGATCGATACATGTGCCGCTCATGGCTGGGATATCCAGTGCCTGTGCTTTGACCCGGCCAACGCATCCAAGCTGATGCTGGACCTGTCAGAGGAAGGCTACGACGTGGAAGAGGTCTTCCAGAGCCATAAGAGCCTGAACGAAAGCACACAGGGCTTCCGGGAGCAGGTCTACTGCAAAAACATTCTCTACACTTACAACCCGGTATTGAATTATTCAATGTCCAATGCCGTGATCCGGCGAAACAACGGCCTGATCAAGATAGATAAGGACGCCACGGCGAAGAGGATTGACCCGGTTGACGCCGCCCTGTGCGGCTACAAGCTGGCCATGTATCACGATTTTGG